GTCACAAATTGTGTTTTTGGGCCAGATAAAGGAAATCCACATGCCGTGTTAAAATTCATAGCATTAATGCCAACAACTCCATCCAAACCCGCTAATACGATATCATCTTCTAATTTACCTAAGCGATTTAGTTTTCCTTTTAATTTTTGATTCAACGTAATATCAAAATCGATTACTGCTTTATCAATTAATGCTGAATCAAAACGAAAAGCTGTATTGACCTTATTATCAATATCAACTTCCTTATGCATAATATCTTTCATTTTATGAGGTTTATCGTGCATTTTCTCTAAATTCAAATGCTCTGTGACTTTCTCAGAGATAGAAGAAGTTACCACCTGTGAACTAGGTGTAGCACCTGGTTTGTTGTGAGCTCCAAAAATCACACAGCGAGCATCACTATCCAAATTATTGGTAACACACATAGTGTGAGGTTTTTCCAAAGGACCAACATCAACACCACCTAATTTGGTTTCAAACGCCTGACCAGCGTGTGAAGGTAAAACTGATGGTTTCTGAGCTATAACTTCAATCGCACTTAACAGTTGTTCTCTTGTAAGAAAACCTGCTGCTGCAGTGCAATTTTTGCCACCTAAGTGAAAACCACCAATAAATGGCATATCCCTATTGTCTTTAGCCACAAAAGTGGCCATACATAAACCTTGAAATGTTTGATTTGGAAAATAATATGTTAAAGATTCAAATAAACCGCCAAGCGTAGTTCTACTGGTCCCTCTAGTGCCAAGTATTTTATTATACATTTTGATTTCACCATGATCATTATAAATCATGTCACCAACCAATTGTTTTCCGTGGGAAATTTTACCAGGAAAATATTCAGTTAAATCTCTTTGATCTCCTAGCTCTGGAACATACCAAAGACAGAAATCAGTACTAGGTATCTTGTAACAAGAATTCATATTAATAATGACTTTCTTAGGATTAGTATTAGCCTTCGTAATCAAAGCTTCAGCATTGTAATTGGGTACAACATGAGCAGGTAATAACATCATATTCCCACGAACTGGTATACAATTACAAAAACGTGTACTACCAGTGTTAGTTTTAATATGAATCATCATCAATCTCTTCTTCACCATTCCAATTAATTGTTCAGGTGTCGTAGATCGTGCTGTTCCTTCGATTTTAGGATTAAATGTAAAACGTTTATAACGTTCATGTTCATCCCAAAATTCATTTGCTTGTTTCTCGGTAACTTCATTAACTTCTGGGCGAACATAATCTGCGCCTTCTGATACTAATCGTGCGTATAATAATTTAACAATTTTTGCAATACAAGTTAAAGTGGTAATACCACCCACATAAGATAATAGCTTAATTCTGTCTACCATAGATAATGCGCGTAAAAAATCACTAGGTCTTTTACATTTGCGTACAATTAAACGAATGTATAAACAAGCAATTTTATGCAAAAGCCACCTATGACTTTTAACTGTAACGACCAAGAAAACATAAATATAAAAATTAGGACCATAATACATACTTAATAATATGTAAAATAAGCTAACATAATAAAGAAAATGACAAAAGTATTTTTCTAAAATCCAATTTTTGCAAACGTCTAAACTCGCAAAATTATAAGCCCAATTACTAAGCCTGTAAAAAATTAATTCTTCCAAATCATAATAACTTTGTAAAATAGTATCCAATAAACCGAATTCAGAATCCAAAATCTCATCGGATTCACGACTTAAGCTGATTGGAAA